AAAAGAAGTCAAAGAGTATTTTCCTTACCTAGATAAATCAGGTTGGGAACAAATCATCTCAGGCTCGCACCCTAAATGTTTTGATGACTTGTTTGGAGAACAATGAGCCAAGTAAAAGAAAACAATACTTGTAAAGAGTGCGACCAAGTAACTTTACTAGACGGAAGGTCTGAACTTTGTTACGACTGTAACAGAGGAGACATTTAGTGTTAATATAAAATTGTAGCTAGGTTTCATTCCCTGTACCTAGTTACAAAGCAGATATTGAAGCAGTAGCTTTGTTTCATTCATTCATCTAAACTCCGAAGCTACTGCTATCTGCCAAAAGTTTGTTATAGTAAACCTATGGCAAGTTTATCAAGCATAAGGTCAGGTCTCTCTACGAGACTTGCAACAATTTCAGGACTAAGTGTTTATGCTTTTGTACCTGATTCAATAGAGCCACCAACTGCCGTAGTTGGAGTGATGAGTTCAGTAGATTATGATTCTACAATGTCTCGTGGCTCAGACTCATACGAAATACCTCTTTATCTTTATGTTTCAAGAGTTGACGCAGAATTATCGCAGGATTCTCTTGATGAATTTCTTGCAGGAAGTGGAAGCTCAAGTATAAAACAAGCAATAGAAGGAGACTCAACACTTGGTGGTGTGGTATCTTCTGCTAGAGTTGTTGAAGCAAGTAATTATGGTGTATATACTATAAACAGTATTGATTACTTAGGCGTAGAATTTAGCGTGGAGATAATAACATAATGTATGAAGTAGTAAATGGCATAACAGTCGGAGATAAATATTTTGCTGAGGGCGAAATTATTGACAACAAAAAAGTGCCACAAAAAAGTATTAAATGGCTTCTCGAACAAGGTTTGCTTATCAAGATAGATAAAGCCTATAAAGAAAAAAAATTAGCAGAAGCTAGTAAAGTAAGAGCAAGAGATGATAAAGGACACTTTATTGCAGACGACCCTTCCACCGAAAAGAACGAAGCGTGGATAGAAAAGGAAGAAGAATAATATGGACAAAGAATTTAAGTCAGTAAGTTTTGCTTTAGATACAGAAGCCGAAGGAAAAGTCGAAGCAGTATTTTCAGTATTCAACACAGTCGATTCAGACGGAGATGTTGTTGTACCCAACTCATTAAAATCAGCTTGGGGAGAAAATAAAGAAGTACCAATGGTTTGGTCTCACAAATGGGAGTCGCCTATTGGTAAAGCTACAATTTCACAGGACGAAGAAAAAGCAGTAGCTAAAGGAGAATTTTTCCTAGATACAGAAGCAGGACAAGAAGCATATAAACTTGTCAAAGCTATGGGAGACTTACAACAATGGTCATTCGGATTTCAAGTAGATGACGCTGAGGAAGGTCAGTTTACAAAAGACGGACAATCTACAAACGTCAGGTACATAAAATCTGCAACTGTTTATGAAGTATCTCCAGTTCTTGTTGGTGCGAATCAATTAACTCACACGCTATCAGTCAAAGAACAAAAAGAACAAGATGTAAAAAATGTTGAATCGGGTCTTAGATTCACAGATGAAGCCAAGAGTGTGCTTAACACAATCGACAGTTTCATTGATAGAGCAAAAGAACTTACTTCTTTACGCTTAGAAAAAGGCAAAATGTTATCAAAGTCTGCTCAAGATTCTCTTATGCAGATTCAAGACCGAATCCAAGAAGTCTATAATGATTTAGACTCAATTCTTGGACTTGGCTCAGAAAAAGAAGAAGCAAAGCAACCTTCTGATGAACTAGACAAACTTTGGTTAACAACTCAAGAAGTCTTGGCACAAAGTCAAGGCATAACTATTGAAGGAGAAAAAGAATGAGTAAATTAACAGAACTCAATCAGGAACTCCACGCATTAAGAGAAAAACAACACGCTAACATTCAAGAGATGAAGGACGCCTTTGAAGGTGGACAAGAAATCTCAGTTGAAAAAAAGCAAGCCATTGAAGATGTCAATGTCGAGTTGGAGACTCTTAACGCAAAAGTAAACGAGTTAAACGCTCTTGAAGTTCAAGAAGCAAGACTTGAGGACGCATTAGAAAAAGGCAAAGAAGTTAAATCAATGCCAATCCACAATGACGAGCCAAAAGAAGTAAGAAAATCTCTTGGTGGTCAATTTATGGACTCTAATGCTTACAAAAGTTTTATGGACAATGGACAAAAGAACATTAACTCCGAACTTAAGTGGAATCCACAAGTAGAATTAAAAACTACTTTAACAGAATCAGGTTACCCACCTGCTGTTACAAGGTCAGACTTAGTAGTACCTACTGCTACACTTGACCCATTACAAATACCTGACCTAGTTGATACAATCACAACTGATAACTATCAATACAAGTATTTGGAAGAAACAACATTTACTAACAATGCAGGTGCAACTGCCGAAGGCTCAGCTTTAGGCGAGAGTGCATTAGCTTTTACAGAAAGAACAGAGAACATCAGAAAAATTGGTGCTTTCCTTCCTGTAACAGAAGAATTGTTAGCTGATGTTTCAGCAGTACAAGGTTATCTTGATTCAAGATTACAAACAATGGTAAGACTCAAAGTCTCCGACCAAATGATTGGTGGGTCAGGCTCAGGGGCAAACCTAACTGGTATCTTGAACAAATCAGGAATCAACACTTTTGATTTCTCAAGTTTCTCAGGAAACCTAAAAAGAATTGGTCAAGTGTACGAAGCAATTACTGAAATTCAGAAGGATAGCTTCTTAACACCTGACGCAATTATTATGCACCCTTCCGACTGGTATCAACTCGTTACCGAAGTCAATGCAGTTACAACAAGTGGTAGCTTAAACCCTCTATTTGTTGGTGCAGGACAATTCGGTGGTGGCGTTGCACCTACCCTTTGGGGACTTCCTGTTGTATTATCAACAGAAGCAGGTGCAGGTACAGTTATTGTTGGTGTATTCGGTGGTGGACAAGCAATTCACGTTGTCGCAAGACAAGGTATGGAAGTTGCTATGTCTGATTCACATGATGAGAACTTCGTAAAAGACATTGTCGTTATGAAGGCAACAGTCAGAATGGGAATGCCTATTTATAGAGCAACTGCATTCTGTTCAATAACAAACTTCTAAGAAATTAGATAAAATGGCTTTGATGTCCCATTCGTCTTATGAGAGTGGGACATTAAGCAAAAAGGAAATTATGATATTAAAAAAAGATATTTGGTGTAATGAAAAAGGCGAATGTGCCGAATCAAATGACGGACTTCCTAAAGGTTGGAACAAAGGTAAACTAATGGGTCGTGCAGGTCAAGAGATGAATGACGCAGATTATAAAGCTCTTAAGTTTGTTACAACAAAAGCAAAAGCACCTAAAGAAAATAAAGCTAAGTAGGTCTTAAATGGCTACTCAGTATGTTGATAAAGACGACCTTAAAGCCTATATTGGTTTAAGTGGTACAGGACAAGATAACAATATTGATACTGCTATTGATTCTGCTTCAAGATTAATTGACGCAGTTTGTGGTAGAAAATTCTATCAAGATAGTGCAGTTGTTGTAAAAACTTTTACACCCAAAAGTCCTATTTATTTACAAACACCCGACATCAGTACAACTACTGGCTTGATAGTAAAGCTAGATGATAATGATGACGGTACTTATGAAACTACATTAACTTTAAATACTGACTACATTGTTGAGCCAACCAATCCTAGAGTCATAAAGATTACTGGTGGCACAACCTACTATGAGCCTTACAACCAAATTACCATTCTTGATACAAGAAGCTCAGAGAGATTTGACCCAAGTATCAAAAACAATATTCAAATTACTGCGAAGTGGGGTTACTCAACAGTTCCCGAAGATATAAAGACTGCAACATTAATACAAGCTCTTAGATACTTTAAGAGAAAAGATACTCCCTTCAATACTTACGGAGATGTAAATACAGGCGTTAGTGAACTCTTTTCACGTCTTGACCCTGATGTCCAAACCATACTCAAGGGACACAAAAAAGTTACTTTAAGTGGCACAATCTTATAATTATTTTTAAATAATTTGTTAGTATGTCTTTATGGCAACTAAAAACAATTTCCAAATAAATGGAATGACACAGATTAAACGTAAATTACAAAACGCAGGTTTCACTCTTATACCTTTGCGTCATCTTATGAATGAACACTCAGAAGCTATTGTTGAAGAAGCAAAAAAAGTTGTTCCTGTTGATACTGGTAAGTTACAGAAATCTATCAAGGCTAAGAATGTTGCTATGCGAGGAAGGTTGCCTACATCAGTCAAAGTAGAAGCAACTGCACCACATTCAGCTTTTGTACACGGAAACTTTAAAAGACTTCCTAATGGTTATAGATTGCCACCAAAAAAGAATAGAAAAAATTGGGGTGGTGCGAACTGGAGAACAAAACCACATTATCCACCAATACAACCAATAGAAGAATGGGCTAGT